TGGGTGTTGTTATGGCTTATATTTGGACATCAATTTAATATTTAAAAAGTATGAAATTATTTGGAATTATTTTGCGAAACGTGGATTTAGATAAAAAGAATAAAGAAAAAATCCACGAAATTATTAAACATTCAAAAAAAAAGGTAAATTATGAAAATGAAAAGAAAAAAGCACATGTTAAATATGAGAAAAATAAAAACTCATAATTAAACTAAAAAAAGCCCCGGCATAAACCGGGGCTTTTTTCTTTTAAAAACTATCAAAACTTAAACCCATGCAAATATAAATAAAAAAACCAATAAATAAAATATTATTTCAAAAAGTATTTACCTGTAAATATGTTCCACGTGGAACATATTTGCAGGTTTTGTTTTTTAAAAAAAAACATTTAATTTTGAAACAATGAATGAGACTGTTTACATCGAAGGGGCCACCGGTTTAATTGATAGACTTTCAAGGATTGAAAGTATTATAGAAGCTTTGGAACTTAGGCAGGTTGCGGTTATTGGCAATTCTGATATAGAAGAGTATTCTTTGAATGATGGACAAATTCAGATAAGGACAATTTATAAAAGTGCAGAATCAATTGCAAAAGCGATTACTGCATACGAAAAAATAAAGCAAAGCATTCTAAATAAATTAAATGGCCGTGGTATGGTGCTACGACCTTGGCAAGGGATGATTTAAGTATGAGATTATTCGATTTTTTCAAACCAAAAAAGGAAATTCAAGCCAATACCGTTTTTCAATATTGGAGCGGTGCAAATATAACGCCCTTAATTTTCGACGGTGAAAAAACCCCGTATGAATTAGGTTCACCAAAAGATTTTTTCTTAGATTATCATTCATTACGGGCCCGTGCGTGGCAATCATATATTGAAAGTCCAATAATTCAAAATGTAATCAAAAAATATAGCCTCTGGGTAGTTGGTAGCGGTTTAAAATTGCAATCCAATCCTATTGACTTGATAACAGGACTTACTGATGAGGAAATAAAAGCATATAGCCAAAAAGTTGAAGCGCATTTTAGATTGTACGCTTCAATGAAACAAAGTTCCTATTCTGGAATGATGAATTTGCACGAATTAGCGGCAGAGGCTTTTAAGAATGCGATTTTATCGGGCGATGTTTTAAATATTGTTAGGTTTGACGGCAAAAATGTAACACATGAATTGATTGATGGGTGTTTTGTTTCTACTCCTTTCGGAATGAACCGGCTTGAAAATGGTAATCAAATTATTGAAGGTATTGAAATTGATAAAAAAGGAAACCATATTGCCTTTTACGTTCAAAATGAATTATTGAAATGGGATAGAATTCCTGCATACGGTGAAAAAACAGGACGTTTACAAGCTTGGTTATTTTACGGGATGAGATATAAATTAAACTCAGTCCGTGGAATGTCTTTATTGACAGCCATTTTGGAAATGGACAATAAACTAAACCGTTACCAAGATGCAACGCTAGGAAGTGCAGAGGAAAATGCAAAAGTACCTTACACAATTGAACATAATCAATTTTCGGACGGTGAAAATCCAATCGTTAAACAATTGGCCCAGTCAATAGGCAAAAATAAAGGAACGGCCCCCGAAACCCAAAACATTATAGATGCTGAAAATATAGCCACGAAAGTAGCTATAACTACAAGCAAGCAAACCTATAATATGCCAATTGGCAGCACTTTAAAAAGAAATTCATTTACAACTGATTTATCCTTTAAGGATTATTTCGGGGTTAATATTGATATAATTTATATTACTGTTGGGATTCCGCCCGAGGTTGCAGCGGATAAATTCGGAGGTGCTTATTCTGGTAGTCGGGCAGCCTTAAAAAGTTGGGAGTACAAACTAATGGTTGATAGAATTTTGTATCTAAAAAATCAATTCTATAAACCTAATTTTGATTATTGGCTAGATATGCAAGTTTTGACAAATAAAATTGATGTTCCTTTATATTTAGAAGCTATATTTAAAAAAGATAATTTCAAACTCGAATCTTTTCGTAATTGTAGGTTTATTGGTGCAACCGTGCCACACATTGACCCTGTCAAGGAAGTAAAAGCTGAAAGGATGAAATTAGGGGCCAAGTTTGATAATGTACCATTAACCACGGCGGAACAATCCTGCGAAGCTTTGAATACAGGCGATTTTGACCAAAATATAAAAAAGGTCGAAGATGAGAAAGAAATGGCAAGTTATTTTGATGATGCTATTGATATAGATAATAGTCTTAATGAATCTACCTAATGCTTATGAATGAAATTAGTACAGCAACCAAATTTATAGAACGTTTAGAAAATCCAATTTTAGCAATTTTATTGATTGTTTTGTTAGCGTTAGTTTATATTTTATTTCGGATGATAATTAATATTTATGCCAGCAAAGAGAAAGAAGTTAAGGAATTAAATAAAATTCTTTTGGAGGTTAGGGAATCTGACAAAGCTATGCTAATGGAATTAAAAAGCACAATTGAAAAGTATATTGATGTTGAAAAAAGACATTCTAAATTAGAATGCCAAAGCTATGAAATTTTGAAAAAAAATAACGAAATGATTAGCAAATTATATGTTAAAATTGAAAACTTTATAAAAAAATTAAATGAATAATTCAAAAATATCTGATTTATTCGCCGAAATAAGGAAGGCGATTGCTGTAAAACGGCAAATTATACAAGAAATAAGGGATATTAATGTTAATGGTTTTATTGAGTTATTAGGAAATGAAAATGAAATTATAAATTTAAAAAAATAAAAATGAAAAAACTACAAGAATTATACATGTATATCCTAGGCGGTTTAATAGTTCTGGGATTTTTTAGCCTGTTGATTGTTTTGGTAACTGTTAAGATTCCAGTTGAAAATTCAAGTTTGATAAATATTTGCGTTGGTGCTTTAATTGGCAGCTTTACAAGTATTGTGGGTTATTTTTTTGGAAGTTCGCAAGGTTCAAGAATAAAAACCGAAATGTTAAACCAAAAATCTGACATTTTGCCCTTAGGATAAAAAAAATTATATTTGTGAAATATGGCAAAAACATTATTATTATTTAGTCCGATTTATTCATTTACAGCTGAAACTTTTGTAAATAGTTTACTGGAGGTTCCCGAAAATGAAGATATAGAAGTTTGGATTAATAGTCCAGGCGGTTCGGTGTTTGCCGGTTGGTCAATAATTGCAGCCTTAAATGAAATGAAGGGCAAAAAAACTGCTAAAGTCATGGGAGATGCGTCTTCAATGGCTTTTTATGCTTTACTTTTCATGGATTATGTAGAGGCTATTGATGTTATTAGCTTAACAGTTCACAGGGCAGATGGTTTTGTTGAAACTGATGAAGATAAAGCATACTTGGCAAAAATAAACAAAGATTTACGTACAAAAATGGAAAAAAGGATAAATGCAGATACTTTTAAAGAAGTTACTGGTTATTCTTTTGACGACATTTTTAATCCGGATACAAGAATAAATGTAGTAATTGATGCAAAAGCGGCCAAAAAAATAGGTTTGATTGATAAAATAATTCGATTAGATCCAAAAGAAATAGCTGCATTAGATAAAAAAATGATTGGTTTTGTTGATTTTGTTGCGGAAAACAAAATTGATACGGTAAAAAAACCTATTTCTATTGATATAAATAACGAAAAAACAAAAAAAACAATGACAAAAGCAGAAATAAAAGCGCAATTTCCAGAGGTTTATGCCGAAATTGTAAATGATGAAAGAAGCCGGGTGCAGGGTATTATCGAATTTCTTGATATAGATCCATCCGCCTGTAAAGCACAAATTGACAGCGGCATTGAGCCAAATTCTAAATTTTTTGCAGAAATGACCAGAAAATCAATAGCTGCAAATATGGTAAAAGAGGCTAAAAATGAAGCTGTTGAGCCTGTTAAAACTGCAATTGAAGCAGTTAAAAGTGAAGACTTAGAATTAATTAAAGCCGAGAAAGAAGCTTTTGAAGCCGCCGGTATAAAAATGGAGGTTAAATAATATGAGTACAGTAACTAACGTTTTGGCAAATGCCAATCAATTAATTACAAATTATGATGTTACCAAATTTTTATTGGGTAATAATTCATTTATAGCTGCTGATATTACAGCCGCTGGAGGTAATGGCGTTTTGAAAGAAGGAATGGTAATGGGTAGGATTGCAGCAACTAGGAAAATAGTTCCTTTGGACAAAGATGCAACCGATGGATCTCAGTATCCAGTTGGGGTTTGTATTATTACTCAAACCGTGGCAAATGCTGCAACAAAAAGTATTACTTTGGTGAATAAAGGTAGAATTGCTGAAAGTTTAGTAAACTTTTTTGCAGAGGAAACCTTAAATACTGTAATCGGTGTTGCAAGTCATACCCGTATTTTGAGAGACTGGTTAAATTCTATTGGATTAGAATTGATTGCTGGTGAAGAGTTAACAAATTTTGATAACCAATAATAAAAAAAAATAAAATGGCATTACCAGTTCAGCAAGCAAGAGGGATATTCACTAAGGCATATCTTGCTGCCTATAAAGAGAGAATTCCAGTTAGTTCATTTTTGATGAGCTTTTTTCAGATTTTAACTTTTGCGACTAAAACCGTTGCAATCGAAGTACAACGTGGAACGGAACGCATTGCAGTTGATGTTTTGCGTGGCGTTGATGGAAATAGAAATATTTTTTCCAAATCAACAGAAAAGGAATTTACGCCACCTTTTTATAACGAAAATTTTGACGCAACCAGTTTAGACCGATATGATATTTCGCCTTTTGGTGGAAATTTTAACGGAGATGCCGCCACTATCGGCTACCTTGCCAGCGATGTTGCAGACAAAACTTTGGCATTAAAGGATAAAATTGACCGTGCAAAAGAAAACCAGTGCGCTCAAATATTTGAAACCGGAATAGTTACTTTAAATTCAGGAGATAATATTGATTTCAAGCGAAAAGCAGATTCAAAGGTCGATTTAGGAGCGGATGGCGGTTATTGGGGTGTAGTTGCAACCGATATTGAAGCGCAATTGATAAAAGGAGCTGAATTTATTCGCCAAA